CATCAACAAAGGTTCGGGTGTCCTACAACACGCCTACTCCTTCTTTCAAAGAGCGCTTGAAGCGCAAGTGGTAATGGCATAACGGCAATTTCGTACCGCCCCCACTTCCTATTTCAACCGACCGGCCGCCTTACAGGTGACTACTCGGGGACCGCTGCCTCTAACTCTGTGCTTCAGAAGACTTCGACGAGCCGTTGAACGAATCAACTGACGCTGGACTACATCCAAGGGAGGATCACTCCTTATTCCATTCTGTGCGTTATTTCAAGAGCGAGAGCGCTAAGCCCGTTCACCTAAGGTACGGCGTTAGGGTCACTTTTTCTCTTTGGTTGATGGCTCGACTGAGCCGACGTCTACCTCTCCCGCGAGGAATTCTTCGTATGAGGGCAACTTGCCCCTCATCGGAATCATCAGGGGAAAGCCCCTGGGAATCCTTTTCACCGGCTGCGAAAACACTTTGGCGCTACCCATGTCTCGACTGAAAGTCCCGAGACCGTACAAGTACGGCTTGAAATCGGGGCCGTCAGTCTTCGTGGCGGAAATAGCTAGATGAAAGCGCATCGCAGCGCGGCTGGACGAAAAAACCTCATATTTTGTACTCCACTTCCAGGCGGCCAACTCGGCCAAGTTCTCCTTCTTTTCTTCATTATCTAATAGATCCGGATCAACGTACTCGCAGGCGAGTGTCAAACCGTTATCAATTTTCAAACTCGGAACTTTCCGAAGACTCGGGCCGATTCGAAGGCCGAATTTCTTTGTCGCTCGATACGCAAGAGGGCCTCTAAAGCCCAAGTCATGCGTAGTCAGACCTAAGGGTCTAATTTTTCCTATGTTCCAACTGAACCAGGCCAAAGCCGCTCTATAACGGAGTGACCCCTTGATCCCGGCAATAAAATCATCAAACCCCTTGGAGAGGGTATCGATAGACTCAGACTCCCGTAACATTCCCATACGGACAGTCGCAACCACACGATAAAAAGCGCCTCGGCGTTCACAAAGTGTGGAATTAAGCGAACCGTAGTCCGGCGATACGGAAGTCTTCGTCTTCTCTACCTCCAACGAGAGACTACTTACATGATCCATCCAGAGCGCACTGAAGTGCGGCCCGGAGCGGAAAAGTATGTCGTCCCCGTTAATCAGACATGGAAACTCCTCACAATCAATCCCAACTGAATACCCAGCATGCAGGAAAGCGATCCTGTTCTGCAGACAAAGCAGAGGGAAAGAAAGAAAGGAACCCATCATCTGACCTCTCCTAGGAGAAAAAACATCAATACCGTGTTCAAGGTTGTACAAAAGGGGACGCAAGATCTTCATGGCGTATGCTTTCATCGATCCCGGCACAGAGACCGTAGATCTAAGCAACTCGTCAAGAATAGCCTCGGCAACCTCTATAGAAAGGTTGTCCGTGGCGCTCTTGTAATCCCCCGATGTCAAAGTTTCACCTTTTACATAAGAAAAACCAGCGCGCTGTAGAACGTCAGTAGTAAAATCGCCTCGGCAGAGCCATTTCTCTCGCGAAAGCTTATCATAAATCGCCTTATGAAGAGGGCGTAAATGAAGAGCATCCGAAGAGAACTTACTCAGGGGGCGTGGCTTACCGGCACTTTGTACCACAGTGAGACCGGACGCTACACTAAGAGGACGGGTAGCCCCGTCCAAACAGGTAGTGAGAAAATCACTGTGTCGATAACGACCTTGAGCACATCCTCGTCCACGCGGACAGGACTCAGTGCAAGAGTGCGTGACAAAGCCATGTAGACCACCGCCACCGCGGCGATTCTCCAAACATGCTGACAAAGGAGGGTCGGTGTTCAAAACGCAATTTTCGTACAGGCCGGCGTCCCACCCGTGAGGGAACAGGCGCCGAACAACCTTACGCGCAAAAGCGATGTAACCGACTGGAAGGGAGGGTGGTGGAGACTTGAAATGGTTAGCGACGGAAGAAAGCAAAGGGGCTTCCATACACCGGCATGACGCCGGCTGTAGCTTCTTGATTGAATTCCACGCAAACTCCGCGGTCCTATCCTGAGTAGGACAGTGCTGG